CCAATAAACTTGCACTACAATAGCAAAAACCTAAGAAGGGAGTTTATGTCTTACAAATGGAAAAAGGATAAAAACGATAACGTAATAGAAGAACCTGTAAAGGCAAATGATGACTTGATGGATGCTTGTAGGTATGCCGTGTTTACGCATTTAACCAAGCTAAAATTTGAGGTGTCGGTATTTTAGGATAAATTGTCTAACTTTGTTAAAATTCATATATAATGGGATTACTTGACTTTTTTGGTAAAAGACAAAAACTATCTACTGTACTACCACAAATTCCTTTTAACGGACAAGTTGCAATACAACAAGGGATAATAACTTGGCAAGGTGGCGATAACATTAGTTTCGTAAATGATGGGTATTCAGCAAACGATATAGTTTATTCAATCGTTAAATTAATTGCGGACAAAGCAAAACTTGCTCCATTCCACGTTTATAAAGTAAAGGATGAAAGTTCTGCAAAGAAATACAAAGCGTTAATGAGCCAACCAGATAAGATTGAGAACTGGAAAGATGTTGAAAAGCTACATAAGAAAGCATTTGAACTATATACAAAAGATGCACGATTAAACGAGTTATTAAAATATCCTAATGAGGAAGATACATTTGGCGATTTCGTTGAGGCTTGGTGTACTTTTAAATTAGTTACAGGTAACTCTTTTGTTTACGCAAAGATGATTGAAGGTGGTAATAACGATGGTAAGCCATTTGAAATGTACGTGCTTCCTTCACAATATATGTACGTGTTAGCGGACATTCAAAACTTTCCTCCAACTATTAGCGGTTACCAATTAAATTATGGTCCACTTTGGAACTTTACTAAGAAAGAAGTATTACAAGATAAATACATAAACTTACAATGGAATACAACTGGGAATCAACTATATGGTCAATCACCATTGATGGCTGCTGCGAGAAACTTGACTCGTTCAAACGAAGCGAAAACTGCAGCGGTTGCATCTTTCCAGAATGGTGGTCCAGCTGGAGTTCTTTTTATGAATGATGATAGGTTTGACCCTATAAGTGGAACACAACAAGCACAAGCTCTTAAAAGAGCCGTGAGTGAAAAAGGTGGCTCTGCTAACTTTAATTCAATTGCGGTTAGTGGTTATAAAGTAGATTGGAAACAAATCGGTTTAAGTCCTGTTGAATTAGATATCATTGAAAGTGAGAAATGGGATATGAAAGCACTTTGTAACATTTACGGAGTACCATCTCAATTATTAAATGATGCTGACAATAAGACTTACAACAACCAAAGAGAAGGCGAGAAAGCATTGACAGTTCGTTGTGCGATTCCTTTGTTGGTTGGTATTAGAGATAACTTGAATCGTAAGCTACATTCGGATTGGGGATATCGTGGTACTGATATTTATGTTGACTTTGACCCAACTGTTTATAGCGAATTAGAAGCAAACAAATCGGAACAAGTTGAATGGTTAGATAAGGCTTGGTGGATTGCACCTAAGCAAAAGATGGATATTATGGGATTAGAGATTCCACCTTACATAGACGAAGCAGAAATGGAAAAATTATACATTCCTTCAAGTTTACAAAGTCCAGATGAATTTCAACCATTAACGCTACCAAATGAATAGTCAAGAGATCATAGACAAGTTATTTGATTTAAAGGTTGACCTAAAAGCCGACCTTCAAGAAGTTATTGATGAAGTTTACGCAAAGTATCACGAAACAGTAAATATGTCTTATTCCGAGTTAAAGGCTTGGAGTGAAACTAAATGCTCACGTTTAGCATCATTAGATAGAAGTCCAGTAAATAGGAACTTAAATCTATTGAGTAAGAAAAAAGCTGATTGGGGTGCAAATGAAGTTAAGTCTGCAAACAGAACCATTAGCTTTGTTAGTAGAATGAAAAATATGGAGCAAGGCAAACCTGTAAACAAAGAGTGTCCATCTAAGAGGGATATATCCTTAAAGAATTGGGCATACAATCCTAACAAATGATTTGGCAAGATTATAGAAAACTATATTTAAACGCAATAAAAACCTACTCACCTAAGTTCAAGAAAGAACTACAAAGGCAAGTGGATACATATTGCGATACCCAAGATTTAAACGCTATAAGCGATAAAGGAATAAAAAAGACCATCCAAAACCTTCATATTGCAATGGGGGTTAAGATGGCACAAATTTCGGAAAAGAATGTATCAAAGTCGGTTAAAGGTTATTCTGGTCCAAAGGAGTTTAAGAATAAGCAGACTGATTTGTTTACTTATGTTGTGTTGACATACCTTGAACTAAAAGGCTTAGATGAGATTGCTGGTGAAATTACGGATACTACAAAAAAACAAATTCAACAATATTTAGCAAAATCTATTGAAGAAGGTTTAACTATGCCAGAAACAATAAAACTATTAAGAACGGCTGATCTTACGAATTATAGAGCAGCAATGATTGCAAGAACGGAAACTGGAAGGGCAGCAAACATAGGTTCAATGATTGGTGTAACTGCAACTGGACTTGTAACTATAAAAGAGTGGATTGCAGCAAGGGATGCAAGAACAAGGCGAGTGCCACCAGATGCTTTTGACCATTATCATATGGATAGAACTAAAATACCTTACGATGAAAAATTTAATGTTAAAACTAAAAATGGAGGTTTTGAGCAAATGTTACATCCTTGCGACCCAAGTGGAAGTGCTGGGGATGTTATCAATTGCCGTTGTACGTTAGGTTATGAAGCGGTAAGAGAACCAAACGGAAAGCCTAAAAGGTTAGCAGATAATCCACCAATGGGGGATATGGGTAGAATATATAGACTTTTAAATGATGCTAATTTACAGGAGATAAGAGAATTAATAAGACAAGCACTTGCAGATTAAAAAAAATTAATAACTTTGTTATATGAGTAAGATTGAAAACAAAAGCTACAATGATATGATTTTGGATATAGAGCCAGAATCAAGAACAGTAAAAGCGTGTTGGTCAAGAATTGGAAACGTTGATTTAGACAATGATATTATCGTTGCTGAAGCGTTTACCAAGACTATCAAAGAACGTGGACCGAAAGGCAAAAATATGATTTGGTCTTTAGTAGATCACAAAGCTGATATGGCACACACTTTGGGTAAGCCTAAAGAGTTATACATAGAAGGCGATATGCTTGTTGCGGTTACTGACTTAATAGAAACTGAATGTGGCGAAGATGCAATAAAGTTATATGAAGCTGGTTTAATCAATCAACACTCAATCGGTTTTAGTACGTTAAAGTCGGATGTAAACCAAAAGACTGGTGTGCGTACAATTACCGAATTAAAACTATATGAAGGTTCGGCGGTTCTTTGGGGTGCTAATCCAGAAACTCCAACATTGGGTTTCAAGGGTGAGTTCAAAGAAACTAAAGAAAACTTATCAATAAGATTAGAAAACTTAATCAAGGCATTTAGAGGTGGAAGTTTCACAGATGACACCTTTGCTTTAATGGAGATTCAAATAAAACAAATACAAGCTGAATTATTGGCTTTGGAAATTACTGAAACAATCACTCAACCCGAGCCATCAGTTGAGCCGACACCAGTGGTAGAAGAAAAGAATAATGAGGAAGTATTAAAGGCAATTAAGCAATTTAACAATCTATTTAAAAAGTAAAAATGGAAAATTTAATCAACGAAATGGCAGAGAACCTTAAAGGTTTTCAAGCTAATGCAGAAGCTCAAATTAAAGAGGTATCTGCACAAGTAACTGTTGTAAAAGACGAGTTACAAAAACAAATTGACGGACAATTAGCATCTCAAAAGAAAGCTGCTAAGAAAGAAGTTAAATTTATGGATGAAGTTATCTTAGAGAAATTAGATGGTAACTTTGACGCAATGGAAAAGTCTTTGAAGAACAATGGTAAGTATCGTTTAGACTTATCTGATGTTAAGACAATGACTTTATCTGGTAACTTAACTGGTGATGCACAAGCATCTTATGCTCCAAATCCAGCTATCCAACCAGCACAAAGCATCAACTTCCGTGATTTAATCCCAACTGTAAGAAGCGAAAGCGGTCTTTATGTTTACTATCGTGAGAATAGCGGTTTGACAAACAACATCGCTGCTCAAACTGAAGGTTCTGATAAAGGTGAGAACAACTACTCTTTGACTGAAGTTAAAGTTGTTAATGATTACTTAGCTGGTTTCTCTACTTTCTCTAAGCAAATGTTGAAGTCATTACCTTTTATGACTCAAACTTTACCAAGAATGTTACAAAGAGATTTCTTCAAGGCTGAGAACGCTGCATTTTTTACAACTGTTTCTGGTGCTGCAACAGGTTCAACTACAACTGCTGAAACTAACGATTTGTTACAATTAGTAGACTATATCGCTAACCAAAAGACTGCGAACTTTGTTCCTTCTTATGCTTTAGTATCTCAAACGCAAATGGGTCGCTTATTGAAAGCAACTATCGCTGCTGGTTACTATGCTGGTGCTGGTTCAGTTGTTGTTAACCCTAATGGTGGTATCACAATCTGGGGAGTTCCTGTAATTTCTGCATCTTGGGTAACTGATGACAAAGTATTAATCTTTGATTCTGCATACTTAGAGAGAGTTGAAGTTGAAGGTTTAGCTATTGAGTTCTCTTATGAGAATGGCGAAAACTTCCAAAAGAACTTAGTAACTGCTCGTATTGAGTGTTACGAAGACATCAACTTAATGTTGACTACATCTGCAATCTATGCTGATATGGGTAACGTAAGTTAATTCTAAGGATTAGTAAATAATGACCCCTGCCAATTCGGTGGGGGTTTTTTATTGGAATAAATTAAGTAATTTTGTAAAAAAAGGGTATGTCTTACAATAATTATATTAATGACTTTAGTGCCGTTCCTATCGCACCAATAACAGAGCCAGTTACTTTAGCAGAAGCAAAATTGTATTGCCGTGTTACTACAACCGCTGAAGATACTTTGATTACGTTAATGATTACACAAGCAAGGGAAGCTATTGAAGTAGCAACAGGATTGAGCTTAATACCAAAAGACATAACTACTTATTTCAACAATGTAAGTGGCAATTTTGAGATTCCTTTCGGACCAATTGACATTGATACGTTTGAGTTGTTTGATATGGAGCAAAATGCAATGGAGGTTACAACACCTAACCTACAATTAATAGGTAATGAGTTTCCTAAATTAGTTTCACCAAGATATGCCAACTTAAAGGCTACTTATGAAGCTGGTTACACAACTATTCCAAAAGACCTTAAATTAGCTATATTAGATCAAATCTCTTATGACTACGAGAATAGAGGATTAGATGGTGATTCTGGTATTTGTGAGAAATCTTGGAAAGCCTGTCAAAGATGGACAAGAATAAGCCCAATATTATAATATGAAGTTAGGAAAAGCGAAAGCAAATTACGTTGATGCCAACACGATGACTCGTGAGGTTAAAATCTATGCTGCCACAAGAACAAGTGATGGTCAAGGTGGGTACACAACCACATTTGCCCTACAAAGCACAGTTTGGGGTGATTTAAGACCAGATAATCAAGTTCGTGAGATAGACCAGTCGGAATTGCAATTTGACCAAAGAAACCGCCTTTATATTCGTTTTGGTGCTACTATAACAGATTCGGATGAGGTAGAGGTTGAAGGCGATAGATTTACAATACATTCCATTAAGAACGTAGAGAATCAAAATAGGTTCTTGGAGTTAATAATTTACAAGTAATGGATAGAGTTACTTTAGATATGGTAAATTTAGCTGATGTATTTAAAGACTTAGATAAATTAGATGTTAAGATACAAGCTGAAGTAAGAGATGAAATGAATGCATCTGCTTTGACTATTCAATCTAATGCTAAAAGAGCAGCACCTGTTGACTTAGGTTTTTTAAGGAATAGCATTTATTTAAAAGAAGATAGCAAAAAGCAAGAGGTTGTTTTTACTGTTGGCGCAAAGGCAAAATATGCTCCATACATTGAATTTGGTACAGGAACTGAAGTAACTGTTCCAGCTGGTTATGAAGAATTAGCTATTGTATTTAAGGGTAAAAAGGCTGCTAAAGTAAATATTAGACCACAACCTTTCTTAATACCTGCTTTTGAAAATGAGAAACCTAAATTAATTGAAAGAATAACTAAATTGCTAAAGAATGTTAAATCCTAATATAGAGATAAAAAAGTGGTTTTATACCAATTTGACAAGTGCAACTTCATTGGTTGTTTATGATGGTTTTGCTCCAGAGGGTGCAGGTAACGAGTATATTGTTTTAACTGGCAGAACATCAACACAAGATCAAGGTAAAGAAGGTTATACAAATACAATTACTATCATAGTTGATATTATTACAAAAAATGCTAACTTTGGATATAAACGTGCTGAAACTATAAGCGATTTAGTCTTGACTGCAATCAATTCGGACACCAATATTACATTGGCAAACGGATTCACGGCATCAAGTTTGAGTGTTGAAAGTGTAAGAAACTTAGATGGCTTAAACCCTTTAGATAACGTTTTTAGAGTATTAATAACTTATAACATAATCATAACTCAAAATTAAAATTAAATAAAATGGCAGAAACAAAAGTAAGCGGTAGAGATTATATCCTCTTAGCTGACATTAACAATGATGGAACATTCAAGCCAGTAGCTTGTTTGACTTCTAATGCTTTGACATCAACTTTAGGAACAATTGATGCAACTTCTAAATGTGGAGATCAATACACTCCAAATCAATCTTTTAACCAATCTTTTGAGTGTGAAGGTTTTGCAATTGATGAAACAGGAACTCCTTCTAAAGATAGTTATCAACAATTGTATACTGCTCACGCTGCTCAAACTTTGTTTGCAATTAAGATGGGTAAAG